CGCCGCGAAAGAGCATGAAAAACTGCGATTTCAGCGGGCTGTTGTCATCTACCCATGCGCAGATCAGGATGCGCCAGCCCCGAAAGATTTTTCTAATAGCTCCGATGTGAATCATAAGTTAGCGTATTTTACTTGCGTTACATTTTCGCAGCGCACCCACATCGGGTCGTCTGCATCAATTCCTGCGTCGTCGTAAAGGGCAAATAATCGTTCAGGGAAATTGCATGAGATTACTTTGTACCAATGTCCTCCGTATTCAGCCAACATCCCAGCGCAGAATCGTAATGAATCGAAAGCTTGCTGTGTCATAGCCTATCATTTTACAATTTGAGTAGGGTTACAGCTGAAATTCCAGTCGGTTACGTCTGCACAGCAAGTGTGAATTTGCCCCATGTTCATCCCGCATTGGCTTTTCACGATCTGAATAGCCATCTGACGCGAACCTGCTTTGACTTCGAATGTTCCCTCGAAGACGAATTTCGCTCTGACTTTGTAGCTCCGACTTCTCGGATAGGTTTTTAATTTTACTTCTGTCCCCATTGCGTTGAATTTTGTGTTTTTGCGCTGTTTTCTGCGATATGCCGCATTATTTCGGATTCTCCGGCCATCTTATCACCATTGCCTGAAACTCGCGGCAAATCGCCTTAATTTCATTTATCCCGATAGGTCTCATTCTTGAAAATGATGACTTCGAGC